CAATTAATTTTATCTTTTTTACCACCTATTAATTTCATAATTATTTAAACACTGGTCCTATTCTCCACATAACAGCAGAGTATCTAGTTCCTTTTGTTACTGGCTCTACCTTGTGGTTTGTAAAAGAAGGAAATACAATAACACTTCCTACCGTATCTAATTCTTTAACTTTGTGTTTTATTAACTTGCCATGATCATCTATCCATTGCAACATAAAACCACCACCTTCATAATCTTTCGGGTCATTTAATAAACATGTCATTGATAGTTTTCTTTGTTTATTATTAAAATTTTCATCTGTATCTTTCATGGGTTCTGGAAAAGTATCATAATGCCAATTATAAAACCCATTCTTTTTATAGGTTGTAAACTGTATGCTTTCATTCCAGTCTGTATCAAAGTTCCAACCAGATTTTTCATTTGCATAATTAACTGCTTGATTAAACTTACTATAAATCCATTCATCTTTTAACCAAGTAACTTTAGAGTTTCTAACTTTTTTATTTACTTTCTTTTTATTTTTTTGCATTCCTATTGTGCCGGAACCTAGTTTTTTATCTATACCTAATTTAATTATTTTTTTACAGTCTTCTGGACTTATAAGGTTTTTGAAGTACCAATACTTATATTTTAAATACATTTAATATCTTTCTAAAATGATAACTAACTTATAACCTCCCAAGTATTAGTTGTAAAGTTGTATTTATAATAGTTATCATCACTTGGATCATCTGCTTTAGATCCTTTCCAAGTTATTAAATCTTCATCCCAATCAAATTCCCACCAAAATGTATCTTCACCAACAGTATATTTTTGACCACTTTCAGGAACAAAACCTTCTGGTGGTAGCCAATCTAACGTATCGAGAGTTGTATAATCATTTCTAGGCCAACTAGGGAAAGGTTGTGGATTTACAAATCTGTCTTCATCAGGAAGATAAATATCTCCTGGTTTTGCACATCTTCCTCTAAAAGATCTACTAAAAGAAGTTTGTAACCAGTAACTATTATCAGTTCCCCAAAAATTATTACACCAAGTTACCCCATCTTCGTGTTTATCGTTTTCTCCTAAAGGACCATTTGAAGTTTCAACATTATTATCAACAACACAAACTCTTTTAACTACATTAGTTGTTGAATTTATTTCACAAAATTTTGCCATGATTAACTATTATACCATTGTCCTTGTGTTACCCAATAGTACACATCATTGCTTTTCCATATACCACTTGCTGGAGGATCTGTTCGATCAAAACCAACTTCTCTTATTATAACTCTTCCTGTACCTCCCGATCCTCCTGAACCTTGACCTGGAGAAGTTCCTCCTCCACCGCCGCCAGTGTTAGCTTGTCCGGATTGATTTTTTCCGCCTCCGCCACCTTGACCACCTGGGCCTGGAGGTGCGCCGAAGCCACCGCCTCCGCCTCCGCCAGCTAAAAAAGTTCCTGAATCTGGAAAACCTGAAGGAATTGTTTTACCATCACCACCAGCGGCTTGACTATCTGTACCGCCAGCTTCTCCCGCGCCTCCGCCACCACCATAAGTTTGTGGTGTTCTTCCTGAGCCTGAGTTTCCAAATCCGAATGTTCCTGAATTACCTGGTTGTGAAGGTTGTGTTGCAGCAAAACCTCCCTGTCCCCGGCCGCCTCCGCCACCGGATCCTCCAGTATTTCCCGAAGTAGCATATCCACCACCTTGACCACCGGCCTTAGCAGTTAATGAAGCACCCGGAAAAGATGAATCGCTTCCGCCGCCACCGACTGTAATAGGTGAAGGGGATTGTGGAGATGTAAATGTAGCTGGTGAAATAATCATACCACCTGCTCCTCCGCCTGAAGATCCATCAGTATTAGTTTGAGATCCACCACCGGCAACCATTACAACTTCTAAATTTGTATAGCTTGTATTACAAGTCCAAGTTCCGCTTGATGTAAAATTAGATATGATGTTAGGAAAAGTAGTTGTGCCTGTTCCATTTTCTGGACCTACAATTCCTCCGTTACTTACTTGACCTCCGATTGTGCCAATAAAATCTGACGAACCTGATGGCATTATCTACCTCCTACGCGTCGTTTAATATTTCGTAGTTTACAGTGCAAACTAGATCGCCGTTAGCACTTGCGCCGCCTTCTAAGTTATCTCCCTCTTCAAGGTATAAAGCTGAATTTTTATCTATTGCTACTAAAGTAGAATCTGCTGGAACGGCTACTGTTGATGCTATTGCTATTGGTGAACCACCACTTTTAGTTATAAAAAGTGAAACGTTTGCTGATGATGATCCATCAATATTTGCTACTATAATACTATTAATTTTTACAAGTGTATCTGAAGCAGCTGCTAAAATTTCGTCTGTAAGAGTAGTAGTTAATGCATGCTGTATCGACTCACCTGTTATTGATGTTACATTTACTAGATTTGGATTTGCCATAATTTATTTCTCCTGTTGATCTTTTATCCGAAAACTAATGCCATTGCAATAGCTTTTCCTACTGTTGATGCTTGACTACCGTTAATTTGAACCTGACCCGTACCTTTTGGAACCAGATTAATACTAATATTACTATCTCCACCAGATGCTGTAAATGATGGTGCATTTCCGGCAGCTGCATTAGCAAAAGTTAATTGATTAACTGCTGAACCTGTAGCTGTTAGTAAGAATAATTCATTGCCGCTAGTGTCTAAAATTGAAGTACCAATTTTAGGTGAAGTTAAAGTTTTATTTGTTAAAGTTTGTGTTCCTGTAAGAGTTACATCACCATAAGCTAATGTATAAATGTCTGGATTAGTTCCATCATTTTTAGTTGCAAATACAATTTGATCACCTTTATCTGTTGTAGCAAAAGTAAAAGTATCACCTGAACCAGTTGCATATTTAAATTGTACTGTGTAAGCACCTGATGTTGAATTTCTTAAAAAATAAAAACCCTCTACATCATTAGGAATTGTTACAATTTGATTTCCTGAAATTGAACCAGTAAACTCAATCATTCTATGTTGAGCTGTGCCAGTTAAAGCACCATCAGCAACATTTAAAGTTGTGGTTTGTGCTGTACCTGCTATTGATTGTGCATTATAGCCACCAAATAATTGTTCAATAAGATTTAAATTTGCGTTAGTTTTTGTTCCCCATGTACCGGCGTTTTCACCAGTTGCCATTAATTCTACACCGAGAGCTGTATAAGTTGATGCCATAATTTTGTTCTCCTAATTATTGTTATTTATATTGTTTAATTATGTTTAAGTCAAACATAATTATACAGGAGTTTTTATTGTATATCCTGTGCTTGTTTTAGGTGTTTTAGATGTATATCCTGTACTAGTTTTAGGTGTTAATATTTCATAAGTACCTGGGAAAGCTATTCCTGTACCATTGACAGTGGCTTGAATGTCTAAACCAGTCAATCCTATAGACATCTCTGTAGGAGAAATAGTTCCTGTGCTTGCAGTAGATGATACTCCTGTTAATGGAACTCCTAACTCAATATTTATAGATCCAACACTCGCAGTTGAACTAAGACCAGTGACAGCAACTAGTTCTACTGAAGTTATAAATGGTTCACCAAAAGAAATGGTTGCACTTACTCCAGTTAGTCCCATAACATCTGCTGGTGCAATAGCTCCCACACTTGATGTTGAACTCACTCCAGTTAATGGAACACCAATAGCTGTTACTAATGATCCCACACTTGATGTTGAACTAACACCAGTTAGTCCCATAACATCTGCTGGTGCAATAGCTCCTACTGAAGAAGTTGTACTTACACCAGTTAGTCCCATAACATCTGCTGGTGCAATAGCTCCTACTGAAGCGGTTGAACTTAACCCAGATAATTGAACTAATTTATTAAATGAATCTCCATAAGGTTCTTCACCCCAACCATTTCTACCCCAACCAACTAACGTACCGGCATTATCAAAATCTCCAAGTTGTGTTTGAGCTTGTTGACCTGTTGGTGTTACAATAGAAGTTAGATCAAGAGTTAACGATCCTACTGAAGATGTAGCACTTACTCCTGTTAATTCTGCAGTGATTATTTGAGCTGCTGTTACAGCACCTATACTTGAAGTTAAACCAAAACCAGTTGGTGCAACAGAATATTCTACACCCCAACCAGAGTTGCCCCATTGTTGTCTACCCCAACCTGACTCAGGAAAAGCAGTTATTTCTCCTACCGAAGAAGTAGCACTAACTCCAGTTAAAGTAATTGTAAGAGTATTAGATGCCCAGGAATTTTCGTTCCAGGCTACTGAAGGACTATCTCCACCCCAAACTGAAGCCATAAGGATTTACCTCCTTATGCTATACGAAGAATTGCGTTAGATGCGTCTGCTGTTGGAAATTGAATTGTAAAAGTTCCACTTGATACAGTTTTGTCTCCACCAAATGCAATAGAACAAACTGCTCTATCAGCATTTGTATCATTATATATTAAACAACCATTAGCTGTAAATGAAGCAGAAGTAAAACTAACGTCTGCAAAATCACAACATGCAGTGTCTGTTGATAAAGCTGGTGTTACACTCGTTAAAGTTGCTCCACCTGCAGTGTATGCAGATCCTGACGTGTTAGAAATTTCGTTTGATGTACTGTAAGCTGTTGTCGATTTGTTTAAAGTTGCTGAACTTGTATATAGAGCTATTTTAAATGTGTTTCCAGATGACGCTGTAAAATTATGTAAAGCTTGTAAAACTTCTGCTTTAAAACTGTTACATACTGCCGATGTTATTGCCATAATATTTTTCTCCTAATTACTGAGGCGGTGACTCGATTGGAATTCTTATTGTACCATCCGTGTAATCGTCTCGTCTTCTTCTTCCAAGCTGCATCGCTGCAAACTTTTGTAGTTCAGTTTTATACTTTTGCTCGTATAATGTCAACATATCTGTTGGACCTTTTAAAAATCCATATGCTTCTACTAAACA